GCCAGTGTTGGTTGCCGCTGACTGGTCGCCAGTGTTGGTTGCCGCTGACCGGTAGCCAGTGTTGGTTGCCGCTGACTGGTCGCCAGTCATGATCTGCTGTTCAAGCGACTTATCAACCTTACTCCAGATCCAATCAATGCCGCGCTGGATGAACTGAGGGAGAGTGAGTTCCGCTGTAATGGTTATGCTGGCGCTGGCTATTTTTGTATCGCCATCCTCTTCACGGTCAATAGTGCCAAACGACTCAGTTACCGCGTAACGACTATCAGCTGGTGAGTAATATCCGAAAACATCAAAAGGGGATTCACAGGCATGGAAGCCAGAGCCGCATGCCTCTACCTTACCCTCATGCGTAAATGTTTTCCCTATTTCGAACTGGTAGCCACGGCACTGAAGATTTTGGTCAAAGCCTTTAAAGGTAATCACTGTTTCTTTGCTCATGCGGTCATCCTCAATTTTTAAGCATTAAAAAAGCCGCATTAAGCAGCTCGTTGTTTGTTTCAGTGGTCTTATTGCTGCCACCGGTTAAGTGGCAGGGGTAAGGTCACTGGGGTTGCTCATGCAATTGCTGATTGGCCCTTTCCATAAACTCTTTGGAAAACTCAATTTCGGGCGCTTGGTAATATGCGATATATGCCTCTTCTTGGCAGTTGGTACACAATCCATTTCGCTTGGTGCAACCGCAGTTTTCGCAGGTCTTACCCATCATTCATTCCTCATTTACCCGCCAATAAAAAAGGCCGCTTTATGCAGACTTGCATTTCTCATGTCTGAGTGAAGATTCAAACCACTTATCACCATCAAGCTTTACTTCGAGTAAAATCTCATCGCGTGATTTAACGGTACCGTCAGAGTTCTTATTGAATGGATTTAGTGTTTGATAAAACTTCTTTTTTTTCTGGCATCGTTTACCACACACATCACACTTCCCAACTCGAACTCTAGTTATAGATACTTCCTGAAAGTTTGTTCTTGCCATTCTCTTACCCCTTAACTATGTGGTGGGCTTCTTGTTCCGGTTCAGTAATCACAACGCTCAGCGTCATTACTCGACCGTCTGCATATATCCATTTAATCGGCTTGCCATCATGAGCCAGCTTGTCAGCGACGATGCCGATTACTTGGTCGGTAACATCAAACTTATCTGCCGTGAAAATTCGTACACCCTCAGCCATTCCTTTGGCTGGCTTGCTGCGTCCTGCATAAATCTTTCCGGTAAGTGGCGAGTAACCAAGCGTTATAGGGTTAGCCATTATTTGTGCCTCTGAATTTTTTAAGATGTTTATCAATCAGGATTAGCGCTTCATCGAAGTAGGCTTTCTGTTCTTCGCAGTGGCCTTTGATGTGCATTTTCTCTGCGTGGCAATATCCGCCAGGCGACCATGCATTAATGGCATGAACCACCATTATTCTCTGCTTGCGTAGGCCTTCTTCTGAGTGCAAATTGCTGTTAATTGACGTCATTAATACCGCGTTAGGCTTAACTGTCATACCTACCTCGCTGTTAGTGATTCTGACTTACGGCGCTAGCACTCAAGCTCATATCGCATATGCCATTAATATTTTTTCTACCCTCTCTGCATCTTCGTGGTTGAAGTCTTGTGGGATTTCAACCTGTACAAGTTCTTTCCTGCCGATGAGTGGGATTGGTATTGTGAGTGTTTTCACTGGTAATACTGGTCGAGCTGAATGCTGTTTAAGTACCGATAACCAAACAGAGCGATATTGCAAAATTGTCAATGGCTTTACTTCGGAACCACTAAGAATTTCAGCGAAACTAACATTGTTTACGTCAGCTTCTATTCCGTAGAATTTGATAACCCTACGAGCTATATATTTACTGTGCTTTGGAAGCCCACAATCGCTAGATTTAATGAAATTCAGCACCTCTTTAAGAATCATGCTCACCCCTTAATAACGTGATAGCAATCTTCACGAACGTTACGGAAGCCTGCTGCAAACTTCGCGACTTCAGGCAAACAGATGTTGTCCGCGCTTGGCTGCTCACTGCTGCGAACCGGTACCGGCATCGTTGCTTTGTATACCCTCGATGTGCAGCCCTCAGAGAGCTTTGTGAACGCTGCTTCAATTCGGCTTGCCAGCACTCGGTTGGCATCCTTCGCCGCGAAGAATTCACCTGTGCGCTTAAATTTGCGTGTCTTTGAATTCTCTTTAGCTGGTTTGATTGTGATCGCTACCATGATTACCTCCGGTGATTGGCTTTGGTGGTAAACGCAGTCGGGTGACTAAATCCGATCGCGACTTGCTGCAAAGTTCCTCCTGTCACAGGAATCTTCTGCGCTTACCCCAAAGCCAACTTCTCTTTGAGCTACACTCTCGCAGTAGCCGCGCTCATGCCCTTGAGTCTCGACGCCTCAGCCGCTAATAACCGGTGCGCATCTGGCGTGTGCGCTGCTTTACCGGAGCTTGTTTTGATATAAGAACCTTGACCCGTCACTACACAGGCTCGCGCAACTTTGCGACTCAGGGCAGCATCATTACTGCTGCATTGCCTTTCGGCTACGGTCTAACCGCGTTAGTGCACCATTTCGGTACCTCCTTTAATTTTTCCTCCCAGACTATCCGGGAGAAATCCGTCACGAGGATTGATTAGCATCTCTGCTTTCGTTCCCCGCTTTGTTAATGAGCAGCCTGTCGTCCTGACTGGCGCGGCGAGTAGTTCCTGTCTGCCGCATCGAGATTTCGTTTCGATGGATTTAATATACCCACGGGTAATTGTATTGTCTATACCTATGGGTAAACTAAATGAACTGGCATGGTAATGTTTTTGAATTTTAAGGTAATTTATTTTGAAAAATATTCAGGCGTGACCCTCCGCACCGGCTATTAGGCGTGAAAAGTGTGAGGTGAGTAGTGTTTAAAGCGGGTAGGGTGGTGAGATTGCCAGATTACAGGCACAAAAAACCCGGCGAATGGCCGGGTTTTGCTGATTAATACATTAAGCTCAAGCAGCTTTACGGTGCATATCCTGCAACATAAATTCTTTGCGAGCAGTCATCTCAGCAACAATAGCATTGAGACGAGCTGCAAGAGCTTCCATTCTCTTAATGCTTTCTTGTTTTGACATAAATTCCTCCGGTTAGTGGTTGCAACTTACAGAAACTGTGCTTTTTTCAACATGGTAGAAGTGCTGGCGCACATTTCTGGATTTTTTTGTTTAATGTCATTGATTAGAACTCTAGCTAACAACAGCGCTTGCCTAAGGTTTAAGTCCTCAAACTTTACTGCTTCCAGCTCCAGTCCAATGATGATTTCTTCCAGTTCATCCAACGATGGGTCAACAAGCTCATGCAGCCTATCTATGCCCAGTTGATCTAGACTCGTCGTAACAAATTCAATGAGAGCTATTACGGCGATTTTAATGTTGTATAACTTCTTTTCGTCTACAGACGCTTCCAGTTCAGGCTTAACCAAACCAGACAAGTATTCGTTATCATTGACGGACAATTATTATACTCCTTATATGGCATTTATCAATGTTGATTTCAATAGATCAGTGTTGCATTGACCGAATAAAAGCATTTTATGCACTTTCCGCCAAGCGTAACTTGATGATTCTTTTTTCTTATCTATTGAGTATCTAATAACCATATAATCGGCAGAGTTAATAGAGTCTTTACAAAAAATATTACATTAATAGTAGTTCAATACATTAAATCCTGCCCAACATCTCATAATGTTATGGCTAATGGGCAAAATTCAAGGTTTAAGCCTGGTGCTACCCACCCCTCTATGGGCTAGCAGTGGGTTAGGGTATGTGTTCCCACTTGATATCAACAACAACGCCAATGATCTTACAGTTCCCATTGATAATTGTCGGCGGGTGATGTGGGTTTAACGCTTTTAGATACTTGCGGCCTGCGTCAGTCATGTACTGTTTGAATGTAGCCTCGTTCTCATTCTCTAACTTAGCTACAACTAACTTCCCGCTGACAGCTTCCTTCTCTGGGTCAACCAGGATAATCATACCTTCTGGCACGGTGAAGCCATTTGGTGAAGTCATTGAGTCACCCTTGACCCTGAGCCAGAATGATGAATCACTTGCATCTACAGTGGTCTCAGGCCAAACCTCTATCTCATCTTTCCGGTATGGTTCAACAGCTTCCAGCCAACTCCCTGCGCTGACCCAGCTTATTAGTGGATACTCACCTTTTTTTTGTTTTTTACCGACGTAAGAGACGTTAGCTGATGAAATTGGTTCTGCATCTGAAGATAGCCCATCAAACCACCCTCTAGGCAATGACAATCCTGACTCTAGAGCTAAAACCATTTCGTCGCCAATGCGTTTTCTCCCAGATTTATCATCAGGATAAAGCATTCTGGATACGTAACTTGCATCTTTATCGATAGCGTCAGCCACTCTTTTTTGCCCGCCAACTCCCAGCCCTTCAATGTATTCGGCCAGCCGGCGGCGGCGCATTTCATACATCATTTTTTTATCATCTCTATTCATACCTACATCGTACTCAAAGTTACCAATGGGTAAATAACCCATAGGTATAGACAAAAACATTACCCAAGGGTATATTTCATCTTGTGGATTAAAAAAAAGGAACAAATATGGAAGAGCTACGCATTTATCTAAATGCCTTATCTCAGGAGCAACAGAGGGATTTCGCTTCCAAATGCGCAACATCCATCGGTTACCTCCGCAAGGCCATTAGTAAGAATCAAGAGTTAGGCCCAGCGCTTTGCGTGTTGATTGAGACAGAAACAAATGGCCGGGTTAATCGCAGAGATCTTCATCCAAATGATTGGCTTCAAATTTGGCCTGAATTAGCAAAAGCAGCTTAATCACCACCGCTCTTTAACACTACTGACCTCACCCCGGAAAGTCTGGGGCAACAAAAGTGACAAGCTCACAGCTTTGTCACGTAACAACATCTAACAATGGAAGAGTACGCAATGGAACGTGCAAGTAACAGCAAGAGAATTATGGAAGTTGAATCTGAGCTACGAAGCCGAATGGCTATCAAGGGCCAGAGCAAGTTTGCGCGGGAGGCTGGCTGGGCCGAATCAAAGGTAAGCCGGTTAAACGTACATGACATGGCAGTGACGTTTGTTCTTCTGGAGAAGATATGGGAGACGAGCGTGATAAGGGAAATCGCAAGGCAGGCTGTGATTGCGGTGACCGGAAAGCAAAAAGCCCAAAAGAAGGGCAGAGATTCCGAACAATTTACTATCAACTTTTGAGGTTAAAAATGATTTTAACGCTGAGTAAAGAGGCGCTATTAAGCGCAATGATTTTTCAGGCAAAGAAAGATGTTCGTTATTACTTAAACGGGATCTGCTTTGCGCCTGATAAGAAGCTGTTTGCAACAGATGGTCATCGGTTATTCATCGGTGAGCACGATACGGAAGGATTGGAAGGGAACGTCATTGTTGCCATCAATGGCCCTAAATTTACCAAGTTCAAAACAGCAGTTATCGATACTGAAACCGGCGTTGTTTCTTACCTGGATAAGAATGGTATCAAGGCTTGCATAGGTTTATGTGAAGTCATTGATGGAGTGTATCCAAAAGTAGAACGAATCATACCGAAAGAAAATAATCCAGTTTCAGAGATTGGCTTCAACGCTGGTTATTTAGCTGATATCGAAAAGGCAGCAAAGCTCTACAGCCCTAAATATTGCGGTATCCGCATCAAACCTAGTAGCACGATAGGTTCTGCAATCATCGAGTTTGCTGGTTCATTCAGTAAAGCCTCGGTCGTCATCATGCCAATGCGTTTCTAATCATGAATATCCTAAATGAAAATGCCCCAACAGCGTCAACTGTCAGGGCATCAATGCAAATTAACTGGATCAATTCACAGGGGTAATTATATGCGAAAGCGCAGAATTATCAAGCAAGAAGAGGAACGGCGTCACCCTGACTCACCTGATGGACTGGTAATGGCAGCAGCCGTTAACAAGTCATTTGCTGAAAGGCTGATTGGAGTATTTAGGTTAGCTAAAGCAGGGGTGAAAGATGAACGTCGTTAGGCATATATCTGACTACCAAAAACCTCACTTGGAGGTCGTGGAGCGTCGCGTGGCTGATACCGATGATGGGTATACCCGGATCGCGAACGAGTTACTAGAGGCTGTTATGTGTGCTGATTTGACTGCGAGACAGTTAAAAGTCGCTCTCGCTGTTATCCGCAAAACTTACGGTTTCGGTAAAAAGACCGACCGGATAACTAATACACAGATAGCGGGAATGACAGGCATACACCACACGCATGTTTGCACTGCTAAAAACGAAATGATAGCCATGAAAATCATTATCACTTCAGGGAATCACATAGGGATCAATAAGGTTGTTTCTGATTGGAATTTCAATATTAGCCAAGTCAGCGAAACATTAGCCAACTCAGCTAATAAAACCTTAGCCAAAGTAGCTAATGACCATTTGCCAACTCAGCTAAACACAAAAGAAACTCTTCAAAAGAAAAAAGAAACTACCCCTAAATCCCCAGAGGGGACTTTGGTCGAGAAGGATAAATCAAAAACCAAAAAGCCAGCATCGTCAAAATTCACATTCGACCGTGAACGTTTCAAAGAAACATGGAACTGCAAAGCCAATAAGCACGGCTTACCCCGCATAGTAAGCATTAGCACCACTACCGAGAAAGGGGTTAAGCGCCTGTATGAATCGCACCTTAAGCATTGCAAAGAAACAAAGCGCATCCCGCGAGACATGGACACGTTCATCAATGGATACATAGAGTTCGGTTATACGCCAAGCTCGTTTGCGATGGGCGAAAATCCGACTGGTAAGAAATACGGGATAGATACTGCTCTAACCCAAAGGATCATCGACCAAGTTATTAGTCAGGAGGCTTAACATGGACAGTTACGACTTTGAAGAGCAGTTGATTGGTTCGATGATTATCAAAGGCGATCACATCGACTGCCATGAAATCACCGGCAAACTTCCTGCTGACGCTTTTGAGAATTTCCACCTACGCAGCATGTACAAAGTGATCGTTGCCCTACTAAGCAAGTGTGAGCCAATCGACCCGTTTACCATTCAGGACGCTGTTACTGAATCAACCAAGGGAATGGTTCTTACAGTTTCCTCGCGGTGCAAGTCTGCGGCAAACATCAAGGCATGGGCCAAGCGCGTTCGTCAGTGTTGGATGCTACGCAAGGGTGAGTCTGAATTCATCAGGGCAGCGGAAATCTTGCGTAGTGCTGGCTCTCACAATATCAACGAGTGCATAGCGGAAGTGTCAGGGATTGTATCTCGCTTGCAGTTTGAGACGAATGACAAAGTCCCCCGTCGAGTGGGCGACATGCTGGACGATTACATGCAGGTGCTGGAAAAGCGAATGCAAGGTTCTGAGTCTGGACTCTATCTGAAAACCGGCATTGAACCGATGGACGAAGAATACGGCGGCTTTGACCGTACTGACCTGATCATCATCGCTGGGCGACCAGGAATGGGTAAGACTGAACTGGCAATTAACATCGCTAACTCAATCGGCCGGCAGAAGGGGAAAGGGCTGTTGGTTTCAATGGAAATGTCAGAGATGCAGGTTGTTGAGCGCCACGTTGCTGATCGTGCTGGATTGTCTGTTGGAGTATTGCGCAACCCGATCAACATGATTCAGGAGCAATATACCCGACTAACTGCCGCAACCGGCACGCTGATAGACGAAAACAACTACGTTATCGACGGAGCATTCACGGTTGATGAAGCTATCTCCCACGCCGAACGCATGAACATGGACGGCGGCCTTAGTTTTCTGGCTATCGACTATCTCGGGCTGATGAAGAAGTCAAAGGCAGAGCGTAACGATATCGCCATCGGTGAAATCACCAGCAAGCTAAAGCAGTTTTGCCTCCGCAATAAAGTTCCTGTAATTCTGCTATCCCAGCTTAACCGAGGTGTTGAGTCGCGTATTGATAAGCGCCCTGGATTAGGTGACCTAAAGGACTCCAGTTCCATAGAGCAAGACGCTGATGTGATTATTTTCCCGTACCGCGACGAGGTTTATAACGAGCACAGCAACATGCGTGGCATTGCTGAAATCATTGTTGGTAAATACCGGTCAGGCCAGCCAAAAACGTTTTACATGGGTTGGAAGAACGGTCACTTCGTCTGCATGGATCAGGAAGAGGCGGCAAGGCGGTTTGCTGCTAATGAAAACGAGCCTAAACAGGCTGCCAACTGGCGCTAATTCGAGGAAATCATGATGGACATAACTAAATCGCGGGAAGAGTTTGAAGCCTACATTCGCAAAAACTTCCAATATCCAACATTGGAAATGGAGCCGGAAGATGGACCTTGCGCTGGCGAGTACGTTGACACTATGCGTGAAGAGAAGTTCCAGCTATGGAATGCAGCATGGAAAGCCAGCCGTGAAAGCATCGAGGTGGAGTTGCCAGAGCTATGTGGTGATGGTGAGAATGACACTGATTACACCGAGGGGCTTAACGATGGAATTAATCAGTCCGCTAGAGCCCTCCGCACTGCCGGTATTCGAATCAAGGGAGAGAGTGAATGAGCCAGATATCAAAGCATCACAGAGAATTAAACGCTGAAGGTGTTGGGAAATGTTCCGTTCCTATGTGGTCAGGCGGCGGCCCTGCTGGTTTTTGTGATGAGCCTGCGTATGGCAATCCATTACCCCGTGAGTATGTGACTAATTCATTTGGTCAGCGCCGATATTTGACTCCGGGATACGATGGTTATGTTCCAGCGCTGGCATGCCCATGCCATGGAGGGCCAAAGAAACCATGAAAGAATTATGGCTTTGGCCCATTGGCTTATTCTGGACATTCACGCCGCTTGGCTGGTTTCTGGCGGTAATTTGGAACATCAGCGAACTGTTACATATCAGGATGCCACTTGCACCGTGGGCATTCAGTGTAATCATCGGACGAAAAGGTAAACAAATCCATGAATAACGATTTAGAGCAGTTCAGTGAAGAAACACTTCAGGGGCTGATTAGCGGGGAATATTTTCCAAGCACTCACGCAGCACAAGCACTTGCAAGAATCGCATTAGCTGCAAAGAGGGCTGAGCCTGTTGATGAAATCGCTTTCGACATGGCTCGCGAAATAATGGCGCTGGTCAATGAGACAAATATTGGTGGTGCCTGTCAATTGCAGGCAAAGATTCAATGTTTCATTGAGGAAAATCTGACCACCCATCCACAGTTGAACTCTCCGCAAGGCTGGATTAAGTGCAGTGACCAGATGCCGGAAGATGATGAATTTGTGCGTATCTGGCCGCTTCCTGATTTTGGGGTTGAGCTTCATGTCGGGCAGTACATTAAATTCCATAAGAATGGCCCGGGTTGGTTTGCTCAGGTGTACGAGCATAATTACGGCGTTGAGTTTTATCCCATCACTGTAACTCACTGGATGCCACTACTTGCCGCGCCGGAGAAGCAACTATGACCAGTGAAGCCTATTTTTTATATTCAGGAATCGTTTTAAATGCTCTGGTAGCACTCACGTTTGCCATCATTTTTTGGCGCTGGTTTATCTGGCCTGCTTTCATTGCTACCAGCCTGGTTCGTTGCTTCACTGCCGTTCAGATTAAATATGGACATGAGCGCAAGTTTTCTCGGGCGTTTAGGCAATGGTGGATTGAATACACAGGACATCTAATCGTTGGGCAGACATATGACTCAATCCGCACTAGACACTTTGTATGGCACGGCGTAGGTCAGTGGACAGTTTTCAACGGTGAAGACCATGGATAAACAAATAACCCTATCTAAGAAGCAATACCGCCAACTCTGCGACGCATACATCAACACAGTAAACATGATGCCCCAACTCCTGATGATTACACCCATTCAAGATGACAGGTCACCAGATGCTTTGTATGCGCTACAAATGACAATACAAACCGTTGAGAAGCAACTGAAAGGGGCGCTCGATGGAGTTCATGGCTGACAATATGGGGAATATACCACTAACGATAATGGCATTAGTTATTGTTGTGGTGCTATTCGCTTGCTTATCGGAGTGGTGATATGCAAATCGAAATGGTCAAGAATGCCGGTGGCGTTTTTGTTCCAGCGTTCGATCATGACTTACCCAGGTTAACCAAGTTCAAAAACGGCGAGATGTACACCGCCGACATTAAGCTAACTCGAAATCCTGCCTTCCATCGAAAAATGTTTTCCTTCTTCAACTTCTGCTTTTCTCACTGGGCAGCGGAGAATGCCGGTTATGAATTCACAGACGAATATACCCAGAAAGAAGAATTCAGGAAGAACCTGACTATTCTGGCTGGATTTTTTGACGTCGTGACAACCATCAAAGGCGAGACAAAGGTGAGAGCAAAGAGCTTGGCTTACGCGAACATGGAGCCTGACGAGTTCGAACGCTGCTACAACGCAATGGTTAACGCCGCAATAAAACACCTGTTTGGTCGCACGACTGACCAGAACATTATCAACCAACTTTATAGCTACTTCTGAGGTGCTAATGACCGGAATAACAGTAGCGCTTTACATGTTTGTCGCTGGCATTGTCTGCGAATTTACCAGCACTCAATTACTGCGAATGGGGAAGGCTAATGTGTACATCACATCGCTATTGGCTGGGCTGTTATGGCCTTTATTTATTGCATGGGCGCTGATATGGAGGATTGAACGTGAATGAGTCGATATGTCAGTTCAACACAAATCGCACTAGATAATCTCAAATTCAAAGTATCCCACCGAACCAAGCCAACCAAACCAATCCCCGCCAGCCAGATAAAGACATTTGATTATGTCCATGGGCTGCTGCGAGCCAAATTCGACAGAGTAAGGAGAACGCGATGAGTGAGCAGCAATTAACTCACGATGAGCTATGCCTGATAGCTGAAAAGTTTCTCAGGAACAATGGATTCAAAGTTGCATTTCATGATCGCTTTGTTGCCGCCGTATCAACCGGAGAGCAACCAGACGCGATAGGATTTAGAAATCTGGCGTCATGCCTGATAGAGGTTAAGTGCTCACGTGCTGATTTTTTGGCAGATAAGAAAAAGTCATTTAGGAGAATGCCAAATCAAGGCATGGGTGACTGGCGTTTTTTTATGGCTGAACCTGGATTTATTGATGAATCTGATCTCCCCCCCGGTTGGGGATTGCTTCATGTAAAAAACGGGCAAGTTTACAAGGTGCATGGCTGGCCCGGTAACGCTCTGTGGTGCTCTACGGCATCTAAACCGTTCAAGGCGAATAAACAAGCTGAATGCGATTACATGTATAGCGCCCTGCGAAGAATGCAAATCAGGGGTCACTTATCTGAAGTCTATGACGGACTGCCAAAGCCGGAGGTTAGTCATGCCTGATATTTACCAAAAGATTAACGGGGCCGACTACCGACGAATATTTGTCGTTGGTGATATCCACGGCTGCCTGAATAAACTCAATGAGAAATTACTCTCAGTAGATTTCGATGAGAGCAAAGATTTGCTGATATCCGTAGGTGACCTGATTGACCGTGGTGAGCAGAACGTCGAATGCCTTGACCTGATAACGCAGCCTTGGTTCCGTGCCGTTCGTGGCAACCATGAGCAGATGGCGATTGATGCGCTGGCCAGCGAAGAATACTCCCACTGGCTGGTAAACGGCGGTATTTGGTACTTCCAGCTCGATACTGACGAAAAACTACTGGCCACCAGTCTGATTAAGCAGGCTGCAAACCTTCCGTTAATTATTGAAGTCACCACTGACTCTGGAAAATACGTAATAGCCCACGCTGATTACCCATCTGATAGTTACCACTTCGGCAAGCCAGTCAGTGAGCAGCATGTTATTTGGAATCGTGAACGGGTGAGTTACGCGATGGATGGCGAAGGGGAAGAGATAGCAGGGGCCAAACAATTCATATTCGGTCACACGCCGATGAACAAAGCCAGCCAGTTTAAAAATCAACTCTACATCGACACGGGCGCAGTATTTGGGCGTGATCTGACGATGATTCAAATTCAAGGGGAATAACCATGCCTGAACTCCCCCAATCAATATGCGCATTCTGTCTGGCCCCGCTAAAGCCAGATGAAGTTTATTCCTGCGACCAATGCGAACGTGAAAACGCTTCAATAGAAATGCTGGAGGAAGCCGATGATAAACAAGCTACCGAATCATCGTAACTGCAAAGTATGCAAAACGAGGTTCAAGCCTGACCGCGTAGAAACGTGGTGGTGCTGTCCAGAACATCGAGAAGAGTACGCCATACTTTTATACAGAAAAGACCGTGAGCGAAGGCAGAAGAAGAAATTAGTAGCAGATAAGCAGCTAGTCAAGACACAGAAAGACGAATTGAAAGCCAGGAGGGAGAAGTTAAAGACCAAACCTCAACGAATGGCAGAGGCCCAGGCAGCGTTTAACAAGTATGTGAGACTCAAATATTTAGGTACTCCCTGCATAAGTTGCGGCAGGTATCCAGAACAGAAGTACGGCGGAACGATGGAATGTGGTCACTATCGAAGCCGTGGAGCAGCACCCCACCTCCGATTTAATCTTCACAACACTGGGTCCCAATGCGTTTATTGCAATCGACACCTAAGCGGCAACGTAGCCGGTTTCAGAATAGGGCTTATCGAGCGTGACGGCTTGGATAAGGTTCAGGAAGTAGATTCAAACCACGAAACCCGCAAGTTCGACATTCCATATCTAATCCGCATTAAAACCATCTTCACCAAAAAAGCCAAGATGCTTGAGAAAAGGCGATCCCATTTTCAGGAGGTAGCAGCGTGAACGCATATGTGAAAACCATTCCAGAGTTGCTAATTGCCGCTTATGGCAACCAATCAACTGTGGCGGCCCAGCTAAATACTCAGCGCTCAACGGTAAAAAAGTATGCCAATGACTCGAAGGGTGAGCACCACGCCATAGTTAATGGTCGGCTGATGGTTGGGACAACTGGCAGGAAGAGGATTGAGAAATGAGACTGGAATCAATAACGAAACACTTCTTCGCTAAATCCACCATGATTAGTGACTCTCCACGGGCAACGGCTTCTGATTCACTTACCGGCACCGATATCATGGCAGCTTTAGGGTTGGCAGACCTTAAAAGCGGCTTCGGGCTGGAATTGTTCTTGGCAAAGCAGGGGATCAGTAATCCGCATCGCGCCGTGGAAAGTCTCACTCAATATGCGCTGAAAGAATCCGTTAAGTACAAAGCAATCTCTAAGCTCGATGAGGATATTAAACAAAGCGTCGTGCAAACACTCGCAAGATATGCGTTTGCTGATTATGCGCGTAGTGCTGCCAGCGTTCGCGAATGTGAATGTTGCAAGGGGGAGGGGTTCACTGAGTCTGAGGTATTCACGACTAAAACTTCAATGCCACTATTCAACAGGGAGATCGTTAAAGGCTCTATTAGCTTTGGAATTGAGGGATTCCGGCCTTCTGAGTATGAAGTTCATAGGGATCTGCGTGAAAAAGTAAAATTGCTATGTAAGCCGTGCGGCGGGAAAGGCGTGGTTTCCAACTCATGCCGGTGTAATGGGAAAGGCACTGTGGTGGACAAAGAGAAATCAGAACAACAGGGGATTCCGGTTTATAAAACCTGCGGGAAATGCTCAGGTCGTGGATATTCGCGGCTTAAGTTTTCTGACGTCTACGAGGCTATTAGAGAGCACCTTCCTGAACTGGCATCCAGCACATGCTACGAGAGCTTTAAGCCGCTCTATGAGCTGCTGGTAACGAAATGCTTAATGGAAGAGGGTGTGGCTGATTCAATGCTTGCAAAAGTAACACGATAGAACACGATAGAAGCACGATTGCCACGGATGGCGACATTATAAAAACAAAGTCTTGCATTTACCGGAAAAATGGACTAGATTCATCTCTAACGGTGGTAATTGCATCCGTTGAGTTGGTAAACAAGATTTTGCGGCGGCACTTGTTAACCATGGATACCGCCGAGTTGGTCACTTCGACTTAGGTCTGGAACTCCAACCATACTGGCTGAGAGGTCGGTAAAATTATAAGCCCGAGGTTAACGCCTTGGGCTTTTTGCATTCTACATTCGCGCATACCAATTTTAAGGCTCACTTCGGTGGGCCTTTTTTATTTAGCTCCCGCCTACACCAATCAACCGCAAACACCCTCTAGCGAAAAGTGGAAACGGCGGCGAGCTATCCCAAAAACAGTAAATACACGCCCAGGCCAACTGGCAGGGGGAGACTATGAGAATGGATAAATATTCAAGCGGCTCATCCTACTGGTTCGGCGGTATAACCACGATGCTTGGCGCGCTGTCATTAAATGAGTGGGCTGTTTTAATCGGCATTATCTGTACTGTCGGCACATTTGGTGTGAATTGGCATTACAAGCGTAAAGAATTCCAGTTGCGGGAGAAGGCTAATGAGTCCAGCTCTTCGTAATAAGATAATTGGCGTATCGGCTGCCGGGGCGCTGGCGATTGCTGGAGCTTTGTTGGGTGGTGACGGTGGTTTAGAGGGCCGCAAGCATGTGGCTTATTACGATGTAGTGAATGTTTTAACGGTATGCGATGGCCACACCGGAAAAGACATCATCCCCAGCAAGAAATATTCAGATGCTGAGTGTGATGCTTTATTGCAGAAAGACTTGGCACCGGTACAGCGTACTGTAGATGCTGCGGTAAAAGTCCCGCTGAGCAAATACCAGAAAGCTGCCTTGTACTCATTCACTTATAACGTTGGCCAGAGCGCATTCACTAAATCCACTTTGCTTAAAAAACTCAATACTGGCGACATCAAAGGCGCTTGCGATGAATTACGCCGCTGGACATATGCCGGTGGCAAACCGTGGAAGGGATTACAGAACCGACGCGAGATAGAGAGGGAATTATGTTTAGCAGGCTAACCGCTGCCCTCATTGCTGTGCTTATCGCCATCTTCACTGGATTAGCCTGGCTAGCCTTTCACTACTACGGGCAATCGGTAGAGAAGGATAAAACCATCACTACAGTAACCGGCGAAAGGAATGAAGCTCAATTTACGCTAGGAAATTACACCACGACAGTTCGTCTATTCAACGATATCGCCAAGGCCAACGATAATGAAAAAAACCGCATTAGCAATAATGGTGAGGTACGAGCTGCTGCGATTAAAAAAGATATTGCTGGGGATGAGTGTGCTATTCGGCTTGTTCCTGCTGCCACTGCTGACCTCTTGCGGAAACACGCAAATCAAATACGTTCAGGTGCCACAGGTACCGATACCAGCAAGCTTACTTTCTGACTGCATCCCTCCAGAGATACCCGAGATATTAACGTGGGGTAACAGCCTATTACTGAATGACACTCTGCTGACGGTGATAGAGCAGTGCAACGCAGATAAGGCGAGCATTCGGCAAATCGAATCAACCCGACAAGGTGATAAATAGAATTGTTCAACCCCGCAAGGATGGTGGTCCAATCTTAATGGCTGTGATGACAGCAAGTGGTGTAGCAACGCCGAGAGGAGTCGCAAAGCCGCAACTTAACAAACAAAGAGAGGTATGTGATGGTATTCCCTTCGAAAAACATTGATCAGTACTACGAGCAAATGAAGAAAGAGTTGGAAGAAGCCGAGAAGTTGGCTTCTGCATAAAGATCAGCACCAAATATCAAGAGGTCGCCATGTGCGGCCTTTTTTATTGGCAGTAAATCACCGCGCATTCACCGCGCATTTCAAACGAGAGTCTTTCAGAAAGCTGAGCCTGAGAATTGCCGCTATAAGGTGGCGACCTTCTCTCGGGCGGCATTCTGGTGAACAGGCTCATCTTTCTAAAAGGTAATCGCCATGCAATTAGTCGAAATTAAGAAATTTGATTTGGTTACTAACTCCGCCGCTATTGCTGAGGGAGTTAAGAAAGACCATAAACCAGTTATTCAGCTCATCAGGAAATACAAAGCAGACTTGGAAGAGTTCGGAAGGGTGGAATTTGAAATGCGACCCTTTCAAACAGATGGTGGTATGCAGAAGCAAGAGGTGGCCCTGCTTAATGAGCAGCAAACCACTCTGCTGATAACGTACATGCGTAACAGCGATATCGTTCGTGCTTTCAAAAAGCGCCTGGTATCGGAATTCTTCAGGATGCGCGGTGCGCTGGCTAGCAAGAAGTTAGACCGCAACACTTCACGTCTCGAATATAAGCCAATGACTGATGCTATTAAGCATGAGCGCGAGGCTTTGGGGAAAACCATATCGCCACACCATTTCAGTAACGAAGCCGACTTAATCAATCGAATCACCCTGGGCATGACATCAGCTAAGTTCCGTGTGCATAACGATATAGACAAGAAAGAGTCTATTCGTGACTACCTGACTCCTGAGCAGATCCACTGCATCACAGAGCTACAACGTGCGAACACTGTGTTCATCAGCATGGGATGGGAGTTCGAACATCGCAAAGAAGTGCTGAAGGGGATGTTTGAGCGAAACCACAAGACGCCACTAATCGAAGAACAACACCGGTTGGCGGCCTGATATCCCAAAGTGTTAAATCACATTTTGAATACAAATCAGATAATTACGGGTTGAGAGCCACTTTCACAACGGCTCTCAATCATTACAGACGACCATTAAATCAAAGAGGACGAAGGATGGCGGTTGGAACACTGACATATAAAGTAACGGTCAAGCCACGTATGAAGTGGGTTCTCATCATCGCCGCTCTACTTAACTGGGATTGGCTAACTGACAAATGCCTTACTAGCGAGTTGGTTATTGGGGATACAGTCGATTTATAAAACTCTGCAAAAGGTGCTAACAAGTGCCTTTGACAGAATCTTATAGATGTTTTCACATATCAAGGTGTCAGCCAATCAGCGGCTGAGACTTTACCAACCAGTGGAATATTCTGTTATGGCTAATTCAGACACACAAATGAAGCGGCCATATCCGCCATTGTCATTCGTCAATGAGTTCAGACCACGCATTGAATTGGTCCCCGCCACTGAAGTGCTTGAGTGGGTTAACAGTCAAATACTCAGTGACGAAGGTGAATTACATAACCCCGACCACGGACACTTGATTGACGCCGACATAAAAATAATGTGGGCATCATCTGCGTTTGAAAAGCAGGGTCGTACTGTTCTCGGTCAAGCTGAGCAGGTAGCAATGAGAGCAGGTGGCTGGCAAAAGGCCAGAATGGAACAGCAGATGTACGAATGGTTCGGCGATGTGCCAACATTCATCATCACCCTGGCTGCTGATTACTGTGCTAAATGCTCTGACCTTGAGTTCTGCGCGCTGATAGAACACGAGCTATATCATATATGCCAAGCCACCGACGAATTCGGCGCGCCCAAGTTCAACAAGGAAGGTCAGCCGGTATTGAAACTGCGCGGTCATGACGTTGAAGAGTTTGTCGGTGTAGTTCGCAGATATGGTGCGAGCGTTGAAGTACAGGAAATGATTGACGCAGCAAACAATAAACCAGAAGTAGGCAATCTCAATATAGCGAGGGCGTGCGGGACATGCCTGCTTAAACTGGCCTGATTAGTTACATTACGTTAGTCATGGAGGATGCCAATGGCTGCACTAAAACCAGAGGTCAAAGCCTTCATAGTTCAAGCCTTGGCCTGCTATGACACACCATCGCAAGTGGTCGCGCAGGTGAAACAAGAATTCAACCTCACTTTGACTCTTCAGCAGGTTTCTTCATACGACCCGACAAAGGCCATCGCGAAGAATCTGGGGCAGAAATGGATAGACCTTTTCAACTCAACTCGCACTCGATTTCAAACTGAAATATCAGATATCCCAATTGCCAATCGCGCTTATCGACTTAGGGCGCTTGACCGCATGGCGACGAAAGCCGAGACCATGAAAAACTTTGCTATGACCGCTCAGCTAATAGAGCAGGCCGCGAAAGAGGTTGGCGATGCGTATACCAACCGCCAGAAGGTCGATCACACATCATCGGATGGCAGCATGGCAAGTAAGCCAACAATAATCAGATTGGTAGGGGTAGAGTCAAATAATGGAAAGCCAAGTTGACCTACCTATCCCCGCCAAGCTAGTCCCTGTATTTGCAACTGAAGGCGTCCGTTACCGTGGCGCTTATGGTGGACGCGGTTCTGCCAAGACACGCACATTCGCATTGATGAGCGCAGTGAAAGCGTATCAGGCAGCAGAACAGGGATTAAGTGGTGTAATACTCTGCGCCCGTGAATATATGAACTCTCTCGAAGAGTCATCTATGCAGGAAGTGAAACAGGCTATTCGTTCTGTTCCATGGCTTGATGATTATTTCGATATTGGCGAGAAGTACATTCGGACTAAAAACCGAAATGTGAGCTATGTATTCTGCGGCTTACGGCACAACCTTGACAGCATAAAATCTAAGGCCCGCATTCTGGTTGCATGGGTGGATGAAGCTGAATCTGTTTCTGATATTGCATGGAAGAAACTCAGGCCCACCGTTCGCGAAGCTGGCTCAGAGATATGGGTAACATGGAACCCAGAGAAAGACGGTAGCGCCACTGATAAGCGATTCAGGAAAACCCCTCCGAAAAACTCAATGATTGTCGAGATGAACTATGGCGATAACCCATGGTTCCCTGACGTGCTAGAAGAAGAACGACAGGATGACCTCGCCAGCATGGACTATGCGGATTACGCATGGATTTGGGAGGGGGCTTACCTTGAAAACTCTGATAAGCAGGTTCTGGCTAATAAATATGTCGTTCAAAGCTTCCCTGATGACTTGTGGGAGAAGTCAGAAAGACTGTTATTTGGTGCTGACTTCGGTTTCGCCAAAGACCCAAGCACGCTTATTCGTATGTTTATTCTCGATAGTAATTTATACATCGAATACGAGGCTTACGGTAACCACGTAGAACTAGACGATATGTGGAAATTCTACGCTGGGAAAGAAGATGCTAAGCCTAAACAAATAGAAGAATGGAAAGTTACAGACGAGGCTAAATTCCCCGGAATTCCTCAGTCGCGTAAATGGCCTATTAAAGCTGATAACTCACGACCAGAGACAATAAGCCATATCAAAGCGCAGGGGTTCAATATTGCCTCTGCTCAGAAGTGGCCCGGCAGTGTTGAGGACGGTATCACCTGCCTTCGCGGGTTCAAGCAGATAATCATTCATCCGCGCTGTAAAGAAACAGCCAAAGAAGCCCGGCTATATTCTTACAAGACCGACCGGACTACTGGCGAAGTGTTACCGGTTATCGAGGATAAGAACAACCACTGCTGGGATGGCGTTCGTTATGGATTGGACGGCTATATAAAACACAAACCGCAGTCTATGGGCATGATGATTCCGAAGCGACTAATGGGTAGATAAACTGAAAATGAGGTGTAACTCAATTCCCGCTTGCGGGTTAGATGGGTAGAGTAATGCATTAACCAGTTTATCTGGCAGGGCAGGCATGATGCTAATGCTGAACCTGAGTACTGGTTCGAGTCCAGTCACCTCACCAATCCAATAAGGTCGCTTGGGCGGCCTTTTTTATTGCCTGAAAAACAGGAAAGAACATGAAAGATGTGAAGTTTGCCTTCGATAAGGCGAGCCTATGGAAATATTAGCCTTCCTATGTCTTGCTGCATTTGTGGTTGTAATTTTTGCCATCAACAATGATCGATCTGATCCAATGTGTTGCCATCATTGCGGATTGCGCATAACTACACCATCCACCAAGTCTTGCAGTGGTTGCAGACCAACGAAAAGTTTTACGCCTGCAAATGGCCCTAAAATACCACCAATGGATAAGGCCGGGCGAAACCCGCCGCCACCGAAATCATTTATGAAGCCGCCACCCACTCCTGAACCACCACCGAAGAAACCTTAATGGAAACAGCATGACAGACAAATTACAGCTTGCTGTTAACCATGCATTGCAGATTAACAGCGCAATCAGTGATTCAGCCATGGCTCGCGCTCGTATGGGCCTGCTCAATACCGGCATGGGACTTGACGCCAAACGTGCTAACGCATGGTGTGAGTACGGATTCAAAGAGGAATTAACCTTTGATGATCTGTACAAGCTCTACCGCCGTGGTGGTATCGCCCATGGCGCGGTAAACAAGCTTGTTGGTACATGCTGGCTGACAAATCCAGAAATTATAGAGGGTGAGAAAAAGGACGAATCAGGCGCTATAACTCCGTGGGAAAAAAGCCTTAAAGCCGTATTCAATAATCGCCTGTGGCAACAATTCGCTGATGCAGACATGCGGCGCTTGGTTGGACGCTATTCGGGGTTGCTGCTCCATGTTCGTGATAGCGGGGCGTGGAATACGTCAGTAGTCAAAGGGCGCGGGTTAGAGAAGCTAACGCCTGTATGGGCTGGTTCATTAGTTCCGTCTGAGTGGGATACTGATCTGAATTCCACCTCGTACGGACAACCGAAGATGTGGCAATACAAAGAAACACTCCCAAGCGGGGCGAGTCGGCGTGTAAAAATTCACCCTGACCGTGTTTTCATCTTGGGTGATTACAGTCGTGATGCTATCGGCTTCCTTGAAGCTGCATATAACGCCTTTGTTAGTTTAGAAAAGGTTGAGGGTGGATCTGGTGAATCGTTCCTCAAGAACGCCGCTAGGCAGCTTAATATCAACTTTGAAAAAGAAATAGATTTTAGCAATCTTGCTTCTCTTTATGGCGTTAGCGTTGATGAACTCCAAGGTAAATTCAACGAAGTAGCAGTTGAGGTAAACCGAGGAAATGACACCACACTGACAACTCAAGGTGCTAGCGTTACTCCACTTGTATCCGCAGTGGCCGACCCTGAGCCGACTTATAACGTCAACCTGCAAACCGTTTCATCTGCTGTTGATATCCCTGCGCGAATTTTGGCTATGTCACAAACCGGTGAGCGAGCCAGTACAGAAGATAATCGTTACTTCAACACTCGATGCCAATCCCGCCGTAATCGCGCTCTGTCATTTGATATTGAGGATTTCTGCAACAAGCTAATCGACCTCGGCATCATTGATTCAGTTTCAATGAAAACGGTTATCTGGGATGAGCTGAACGAGCAAACAGCATCTGAAAAGCTGGACAGTGCTGTGAAGATGTCTCAAATCAATAGCACATCGATGGCAACCGGTGAGGCACCATTTAGTAGTGAAGAGATTCGCGTTGCGGCAGGTTACGAGCCAGATGGTGTAGAACCATTAGGAGAGACTGACGATGGCCGCGAAACAGAAACCGGCGATAATACCGAAGAATAAGAGTGACCCTACCGGGTTAAGTTCTTTAGAGCGAAAGGCGATGGCTGATTTTGCCAGGCGGCTAAAGAAGGTTCAGAAATCATACACCGAAGCACTTGATAGATTCCCCGCCTCACCCGTAGTTAACCGCAGATATGAATACCAACTCGACCCGCTAATGCTGAACATCATCCTGAACGATGCGAGCGTGCTCGTCGATGCCGTTTTCTTAGAGGGAGGGCAAGACTATCTGTGGTTTTCTGAGGATTATGTCGAGCCTGCTGCGATACGCGGCACAAATCAGGCATACGTCAACCTTAGCCAGCAATCAGCAACCTATGCAGCCAGTCGCGAATCTCTGCAAGCAATTCTATTAAGTACTCCGTACCAGCGCCGTATGGCTCTGACTTATGCGCGAGTATTTGAAGAGATGAAGGGATTCACAGCTAAAACCAAACAGCAAATGGCCCGCGTGCTCACTGATGGAGTAGGGCGAGGGCTTAATCCAAGAGAGGTTAGCCGTAACCTGCGTGACCAAATCGGTATTGAAACGCGGCGAGCTAATCGTATAGCGCAAACAGAAATACCTGGCGCATTAAGGCGGGCGAGATGGGAAGAGGCGGAAGATGCACAGAGCCTTGGACTGAAAACGATGCTCGTTCATATCTCTGCATTATTGCCCACCACTCGCAGGACGCATGCGGTTCGTCACTCACATCTGTACACCGTCGAAGAGGTTCGCGACTGGTACTCCATTAACGGTAACTCAATCAACTGCCATTGCAGCCAGGTTGAAACTCTGGTTGACGACAAAGGTAAGCCGTTAGCCCCTTCAATTATCGAAAAGCTCAAAGAGGAACGCAAAAAAATGGCTGAACGAGGCTATCCGTGGGCTGAGGAATAAATCATGTCAATTCAGGTAAACATCACCACAAGGGTGAATAACAAATCAATTCGGCGTGAGAAATACAACGGTAAAGAGCACTGGGTTTTGCCGAGTTACACGCTTCCAGCAAATGTGGTTATGAATGGCGGTCTGTACACATCAGAACAGATTGATGCTCATTATTCTGGGCTTGAGGGGACATTAGCACCGCTAGGGCATCCAGAGGTTAATGGTGCATTCGTCTCAGCATTCAGCGCTGAAGGTATTAACCAGGGCCACATTGGCGCATGGAACCGCAACGTTAAGAAATCAGGCAACCGCATCTACGTAGAAAAATGGGTTGATGTTGAGGTCGCAAGCCGCTCTGAGGGTGGTCGTGAATTACTGGCGCGGGTAGAAGCTATCGAACGAGGTGAGGATGTTCCACCAATTCACAGCAGCGTTGCCGCGTTCCTTAATGAACTTGAGCCGAATGAGCAGCAGCGTGCGCTGGGTGCTAACTGGGTGGCAGATATCGTCCGCATGGATCACGACGCTATTCTGCTTCATGAGATCGGGGCCGCAACTCCAGAGCAAGGTGTTGGCCTTATGGTTAACGCTGACCTTGCCACGCCGTTGCAGGCTAATTCTGGTGCACTGATTGGCGAGTCGTTTCGTGAGCGTGAACGCCGGTTAGAGAAAGCCGCAAAAGACCGATTCGCGCCAGGTGACAACGACTATGCATGGATTGCCGACTTCACGGATTCTCAGGCAGTCATCATCAAGAACGGCGGTGACGCGCAAGTCTACGGCTACAAATCTGAAGGTGGGGAAATTAACTTTTCCGACACAGGAACGGCAGTAACCCGTCAAGAGTCATGGGTTTCCATCATCGCAAACAAAGTTAAATCCCTTTTTACTCCGCAGGATTCACCTGCAACCAATAGCAATAATACGGAGGGCGACATGCCTTTAACCAAAGAAGAAATGGAACAAATCGGCAGCATGATTGGTGAGGCTGTGGCTACCAATACAGAAAAGGCATTGAAGCCACTTTCTGACAAGGTTGATGCGCTACAAGCTAACCACAAAGCGCTATCAGACACACTGACCGCTAACTCACGCGCCGAAGAAGCAAAAAAGCGTGCAGAAATTGCGAAAGTTCACACTGAGATAGTGGCTAACGCACTGTCCGGCGAAGCGCTGGATGCAATGTTTAAGTCGCTTGGCAAAGCAGCACCGCTGGGCACCAACTCAGCACAACCTCAGGTGGAAACCGGAGCGCCAGACCCTGCGACCCATTTTGGAGGTGCTAAATAATGTCTCGTTATCGTCGCGTTAATATTGACGGAGATTCCCTGTTCAAAACGGAAACCCGTAAAACCGCCGCCGCACTTTATCCCGGCACCTTTGCCGTAATCAACGGTAGCAAACTGTTTGCACAGGCAACAACTCCAGTTGGCCGGATGTACGTGCTGGATAATGCATATCATGAAGGTCTGGGCATCACTGATCAGATCCCTTCCGGCCACTCTGCAATTGGTAACTACCTGGAAGAAGGTCGCGAGTTTGCTGTGCGTGTTGCGGCCGGCACCTACACCAAAGACCAACCGATTACCGTTGTTGCAGGCTTGGCTGCTGCTGTTCCCGCCGCTGCTGGGACATACAAAATTATTGGCTATTGCCAAGATGCCGTTGTAACTGCGGCAGTTGATTTTATCCGCATCCGCGTTCGCGCTGACAGCGTAACTGTATCCTAAGGAGAATCAGATGTATTTTGATGCTAATACGCTGGCTACGAATAGCCGACTGCGCGGTCACTGGAATGAATTGTGGGCGAACCGCAATATGTTCGATGCGCAACACCGGGGCATGGTTGCCGCTAACCAGAGCTTGATGACGCCTGAAATGCTGGCTGCAAACGCACTGCTTGGCGATGGCTTGGGCCGTGATTTTTGGGCTGAAATTGACCGTCAAATTATTCAGTTGCGTGACCAAGAAACCGGTATGGAAATCGTCACTGATCTGATGGGTATCCAGACCGTTCTCCCTATTGGGAAAACCGCGAAACTGTACAACATGGTTGGTGATATTGCTGATGATGTGTCTATCAGCCTGGACGGGCAACCGCCATATTCATTCGACCACACCGAATATTCCAGTGATGGTGACCCGATCCCGGTGTTCACTGCTGGTTATGGTGTTAACTGGCGTTTAGCTGCTGGGCTAAATACCGTTGGTATTGATTTGGTTCTCGACTCTCAAGCAGCAAAACTGCGCAAGTTTAATAAACGTGTCGTCTCCTACGTTCTGGACGGCGATAGCACTATTCAGGTGCAAAATTACCCGGCGCAGGGTATGCGTAACCACCGAAACACCATTAAGTTGAACCTTGGCGCAGGGTCTGGCGGTGCAAACATTGACCTGACAACTGCCGCACAAACTGATACTGCTACGTTCTTCACATCTGGCGCATTCGGTCAAGCCGCACGTGATAACTTCGTTGAAGCGTACGATAGATTGTGGGTGTCTCCGCAGATTTGGGCGAACTTGATGAAACCTGCAACGGTAACCATTGGCGGTAACACTCTGCTGTCAGGCGGTACGGTGCTAAGCGTTATCGCTGGCTTCATTCCGGCGCGTGAAGTTCGTCAGACCTTCGCATTGTCAGGCAATGAGTTTATTGCTTACCAGCGCCGTCAGGATGTCATTTCGCCGCTGGTTGGTATGGCGACTGGTGTTGTTCCTCTGCCGCGTCCTATGCCGCAGTCAAACTGGAACTTCCAGATCATGGCAGCTATGGGCTTACAGATTAAGCGAGATAGTGAGGGCAAGTCTGGCGTGCTTTACGGCGCTAATCTGGTTTAAGAGGTGACTCATGCCAAAGTACGAAGTAGTTAGAGCGTGGAATGGGGTCGCTGTTGGTGATGTAATTGATTTGGATAGCTTGCACCCTGCATTGCAGAGTCACGTTAGAAAGGTCGGTGGTGAAGGTGAGTTATCACCAGCAACGCCAGGTGCCAAATCACCCAAGCCAGGCAAGCAGAAAAAAGAAGACGAATAAGCCGCCATATTTGAGCGGCTTTTTTAATGCCCTCTTCGGAGGGTTTTTATTCTGGAGTGAGTCATGGTGACCCTCGAGCAGGCCAAACAGTATCTGGAGACGGTTGGTATCACTCTTCCAGACTTCATTTTACAGGCGCTTATTGAGCAGGTTAATAGCATTCAGGAATGCCTGGATGAGCATTACCCAGCATCAACAGCGCTGCTTATTCAGCTCTATCTGCTCGGATTGATGGGGCTGGGGCAGGGTGATAAGTACATTAGCTCTCAAACAGCCCCGTCTGGTGCGTCGCGCTCGTTTCGGTATCAATCATTCATTGACCGCTGGAATGGCTCTCTCTCATTACTGAGGGGGCTTGATAAGCATGGTTGTGCCGCTGCGATAACTCCATCTAACCCAAACAATGCAGCCTTTGCTGGGATTTGGATTGGCAAGGGCGGCTGCATGTGCGGGAGTAAGTAATGGGTTGGATATCTGTCACTGACCGATTACCGAAGCCACTTATTCGCGTTTGGGTGCTAACCGATACCGGCAAACAGACTACGGCTTACATCAGGAAAAGCGGCGAGTGGTTCCTATTTTGCCGGAAGATTTCCGCTGATAATCCAGTCATTACCAAGTGGAGAGAGTGACATGTCATCACTAGCCTCATGGTCATACACCGCTAAAGCCACTGTTTGGCCCATGACTGGGGCAGATAAGTGGAACAAGCCTACTTATGGATCACCGGTTGTTATTGATTGTGACTATGGCAGCCGCAGTAAGCGCAAGTCGAGCATGATAGGCAATGAAATCGCCGTCAAGTTGTACTTCTGGACTGAATATGCAGATGCGAAAGAGGGCGACATGATAGCCATCGGTGCTTATGCAGATTTAGCCCCTATCGCTGATGCTGACTCAATTATTGCCGTTGGCAGAGATGCTGACACTTTCGAACGCCTGATTGACGATTACGAATTGGCTACCGGGGTGTGATATGGCAAAGGTCAAGGTAACTGGCATTCGTGAGTCACAAAGACAGCTTGCTGTATTGGTTGGCGAGATTAAGGGCCGCAAAGCAACTAGGGCTATCCAGTCAGCGATGATAATCGGCGGTTCCCTGGCTGCGCTTTATACCCCGATTGATACCTCAACGCTCATCAATAGCCAATTTCGAGAATTAATTGTGAAAGGCACTCGGTTAACTGGGCGAGTGGGTTACTCGGCAAATTATGCCATGTATGTGCATGACCCTACTGTAAAACAAGTTTTCCGTCGCTCTACTGCAAAAAAGGAATTCTTGAAAGATGGATTTCGTGAGTCCAAAGAGCAAATTGACGCCGCAGTCAAAAAGGAAATGTCCCTATGACGATATTTGAAAAGGTATCTGATTGGCTGGAGTCTGCCGGGTTGACTGATGGTTATAAGGTGCAGCTTGCATACTGGGAAGAACAGAAAGCTGACACTGGGGCAATGAAATACATCGTTGTGCAACCAGACGGAGGTACTGCGCGACATAGGTGTCTGGGTGCTTACGATTATGTGCTGATTAACATTGTCAGTGCTAAGAATGACCCTGCACCGGCAATCGCTAAAGCGCAGGAGATCATGGAGTTCGTCACTAATAACTCGGATGACGATGCGCTCAACTTTATTGCCAACACTGGCGGATTCCCAGCTTCAATTCCCACCGAAGAGGGCCGAACTATTATCCGGCTTCGCTTCGAAATCATATCCTGATTTTCCCCTGGCGGCCTCTGGGCCGTTTTTTATTTCAATTCCATAAGAGGCTATACAATGGAAGGATGTAACGATTCCGGCTTACTGGTCGGTAAAAACGTCGTTCTCGAAGTTGCGCTAGGGTGTGCTGACACCGTACCGACCGAAATCGACTGGCAGGCTCTGGCGGCTGGCACGTCTAAGACCGCTGACTTATCGCCGAACACAGTAACCTCTGACGCAGATGATAAGGGCGCTTGGGTTGAAAGCGCGGTGACCAACGCTGATATCACTATCTCTTTTGAGGGGGAAGTCAGAAAGAAAGACTCTCTCGACCAATTCGGCTTTGGCAAATTCTTTAAATATTTTGTCGATGAAGTTAATGCAAAGCGCCAGCCTACTTTATGGGTGCGCGTTGTTATTGGGCCGATTGAATTCGTTGGTTATATGGTTACTACCGCCCTGAGTACCGATGGCGGCACAAACGATATTGTAACGTTCTCAACTGAGTTCAAAGTTTACGATGGCAATACTGTAGCAGTTACGCTTATTGACACTGTACCGGTTACTGGCGTGACGTTAACCCCAACTACAAGCACTGGTGCGGCAGGTGGGTCTAGTACCTTTACTGTCACAGTGCTGCCTTCTGGCGCGACTAACAAAGCGTTCGATGTGGCAACAACTGATGCGACCAAGGCAACGGCGGCGGCAGTCGGTAATATTGTGACAGTTACCCGCGTTGCTACCGGATCCGCTCAAATCGTCATTTCTACCGAAGACGGCAACTTTGTCGCAACTCATACGGCTACTGTTACCGCGTAGTTATTCCAAAGGGCGGCGAGTGTTGCCCTTGATAATGACTATGGAGAATCCTATGAACCCAATGGTAGAGATAGGAGAGATGTTAATCTCCGACAGATATACCGATTACTTTTTTCGTCCATCTTTCACGGCTATGTCTCGCATTGGAAGCCCCGCAGATATTGTTGAGTCCTATGCCAATCTAAACGGCTATGAGGTCGCTCAAGTGATAGCCATGGCGCAGGATAGCTATGGGGAAACACCCGAATGGCTCATTAAAGCACTGCGCAAGCCAGCCTATGGAAGAAAGATTTTATCCACTGCTATGCACGTAATGCAGTCATGCTGCGATGAAGATGTCACCCCGCTAATCGGTGAGTGGAGAGCGGGTAGAAAAAGTGTGATATATCGTCGCGGCAGTATGTCGACCGGTGAAATAATTCTGATAGCCCACACGCTAATTGAGCATGGCGTGATGGGTAAGGCCAAAATCAGAAAGCCACAGCGTGCTGAAACCAATAGTTACGTTAACGAGTTCCGGGCCATTGAATACATAAATTCGGCAAGAATTCATTTTGGGATAAGTCGGGCAGAGGCCGAGCAGTTAACAATGACTGAGTTTCAGTTGATGCTTAACGCTAAATACCCAGATCAGAAAGGATTTACGCGGGAAGAATACGACACTGTTCGCGATGATTACTTTAAACGGCGAGAGGCAAGAATAGCCGCCGAAAAAGCCAAGAAAGCAGCATAACCTAGCCCTGTCACTCGACGGGGTTTTTATTGCCCGGAGAATAGAATGGCTAGCGACAATCAGGTCGGTAATATCGTTTATCAGGTTGAGATGGAAGTCGGCAAGCTGATCACTTCCCAACAGCAGGTTAATAGCCGACTTGACCAGATGGAGGGGAAGTTAAATTCAACAGCAAAATCTGTAGACCGTGCGGAGAAATCATTTCTTTCATTAAGCCGTGTTGCTACCGCACTGTCAGCGGCTATTTCTGTTCAGCAAATAGCTGCCTATGGTAATGCGTGGGTTACTGTCAGCAACAAGCTGGTAAACGCAGTAAGGGCTAATGAAGATTTATTCACCGTAACCAATCGTGTATTTGATATTTCTCAGGATACACGTGCCGGTCTGGAGGCAACAGCCACGCTATATGGCAGACTGGAAAGGGCCACGCGAAGTGCGGGAACAAGTACGGCAGACCTAGCCAAATTAACAACTACGATTAACAAAGGGTTGGTAGTTTCTGGCGCAACAGCCGAAGAAGCCAGTTCGACCATGATCCAGCTTTCGCAAGCATTAGCCTCTGGGGTGCTGCGCGGGGAAGAGTTCAACTCTATTTCAGAGAACGGCAGCCGGTTGGCTGTGGCTCTGGCTGATTCTCTCGGCGTTACCGTTGGACAGCTCCGCGCTATGGCGGCGGAAGGTAAGTTAACAACGGATGTTGTTGTTAATGGGTTACTGAAACAAAGCGATGCGATTGCCAAAGAGTTCGGCAATACTGTTCTCACTATGGGACAAGCATTTACAGTTGCTTCTAATAACATTACTAAATTTGTTGGTGAATCATCTTCAGTCAATACAACATTAAATGTATTTAATTCATCAGTTATTTCACTCAGTGAAAACCTTGATTCTATCGCTACTGTTATTGGTGTTGTTGCAGCAATAATCGGTTCTCGCTACGTTGCCGCACTCACATTAGCATCAGCAGCCCAGGTTCAAAAAGCATCTTCAGCGCGTCAAGCTGCTTTGGCTGACAATCTTGCAGCACAGGCCGCAGCCAATCAGTCAGCAGCTAACCTTATTGCGGCTCAGTCAGCGAAAACCAGAGCGATTGAGGAGATAACACTCGCACAGATGCAAAAGGCGAGTGCATTCAATGCTACAAACTCGACAGCAGCAGAAGTAAGGTTATCGGCTGCTCGCCTTGAGGCGGCAACTGCCACTGGTAACTATAATCGGGCGCTTGCTGCTAATGTCTTGGCTCAAAAACAAGCGGCAGCAGCAGCCTCTGCGGCATCTATATCTGGTGGCTTGTTGCGTGGTGCTTTGTCGTTAGTCGGTGGTCCTGTCGGAGCGGCTACATTAGCGGCCGGGGCAATATTCTATTTCTACCAAAAAGCACAGGAAGCCAAGAAAGAGGCTAATGAGCTTGCTGACGGAGTATCTGCTTTAGTCGGAAAAATGAAAGAGATGAGTAACGTTCAGCTTGGTGCTGAAATAGCAAAACTCAATTCATCAATGCCAATATTAAATAAATCATTGGCAGAGGCCCAAGCAGCCTATGACAACGCTGCTTATAGCGTCAGTAATTACACTAAAGTAATAAAAGATTACGGGTTAAATACGACAACGGGACGACAAGCGGCAGAGGCATTAACTGGTGCTCAAGATAGGCTTGCGATTGCAGCTAATGAACTTTCAATTGCACAAAATAGAGTAGATAAAACACAAAGTGCTGTAAATATTGGGCACGCAACATTAAACGGAACCTTGCTTCAAGGCATTGATCTCTTAAAGAGAGATGGACAGGAAGCGGGTGTTGTCGCTGGAATGATGAATAAGTTAGGCCAAGCAATCAATATCGCAAGCGGGGCCAAAGAGAGGTTTAACTCAACTAGCTTATCCATTCAACGAGACCCGAAAGCTCAGAAGGTTTTAGATGACCTATATCAGCAAAATGAATTGCTTGCAGAGACAGACCTGCGTAAGCGCGCCCAACTCAAAACAGAGCAAGAACTTCGAGCTATTAATGCTGATGATAACACTATCAGAATTGGCCGCGAACAGGCTGGAGTTGCCTATGATAAGCAAGCTGCACAGGCTGCATTGAAAAAGGAAATAGCCGCAACAACCAAAGAAGAGAATAAAGCAGCAGCAGAGAACGCTCGACGAGTTAAGCAACTTCAAGAGTTACAATCTGGAACTGAAGCACTGATACTTACCGAGCAGCGCCGTTATCGTGAAGCAGCACTGGCCGACGCGGTATCTAAGCTAGGAAAAGATGCTACAGCGGCGCAAATAAAAGAGGCTCAAGATTTAGCTGGTCAAGAGTTTGATATCAAGCAGCGCATTAATGACCGTAAGGCCGCAAGTGACATAAATTACTATGCAGCCGCTGATTTAAAACGCAAAGACGACTTAGATCAAACCGATAGAATGCTAAAAGCAGAGCTGATAACTTTCGAGCAGGCCCAGGCCAGAAAGGCGCAAATCGCAGTTGATTATCAAAAATCAATCGCAGAGGCAACGGCCGCTAAAGCAGTAACACCACAGCAAGAATTAAGCGGATTAGTGGACCCGGTTCAGGCACTGGCAAATGAACACGCGAAGAAATTAGCTCTTATTCAACAGTTTGAGACACAAAAGGGAGTCATAACAGCTAATGGGTTGGCCTTGATGAATGCTGCAAATACTCAGTATGAACAGGCAAGGATAGCAGCCCAATGGGAAATATTCCGTAATCAAAGCGCAGGAAATGAGTCTCTCGCGGCAGCATTTGATTCGCTAGCTGGTAATGTATCAAACGCGTTCACCGGCATAATCACCCAAAGCATGACGGCAGAGGAGGCAATGCGCTCTCTTGCTAGCAATGCTGTTAATAGCCTGATTAATGGTTTTGTTCAGATGGGCGTTGAGTGGGTTAAGTCTGCAATAATGGGACAGACGGCTCAAGTTGCAGCCACAGCCACGACAACAGCAGCAGCCGTAGCAGGAACCGCCACAACCACGGCAGCGAGTGTATCTTCAGCCGCAGCAACAACCACAGCATGGACTCCAGCAGCTATCGTTGCTTCCATAGGGTCGTTTGGCGGGGCCGCCGCTATCGGTATCGGTGCCGTTGTAGCAGCAATGGCGTTAAGTGGAAGCTTATCCGGTAAACGGAAGAATGGTGGTCCAGTCAGCGCTGGCAGCATGTACCAAGTCGGTGAGGGAGGTATGCCTGAGATTTACCAGGCGGGTACCGGTAAGCAGTACATGATCCCAGGTGATAATGGCAAGGTAATCAGCAACAAGGATATGCAAGGTAGCGGTTCTGCTCTTAACGTTTCCATTCAGTTTATCGACCAATCCACAGGTAGAAAATCATTCGATGCCCAGTCATCAATGAGCGGGAACAATCTCACTGTAACTGCGTTCATTTCTGACCTTGAAGAGGGCGGCCCAATGTCCCAATCAATCACTAGAAACACCACAGCATCACGGAGGGCTAACGGATGATTGTAGAATATCCTGACTGGCTTCCTCTGGCGCAAAAAACTGGCAAGAACATAACCAAAGATACGGGGTTCAGGACAGACCAGCCTACGGTTGGTGCGCCAATATTCCAGAAGCTGACAGATGATTTAAAGGCATCTTTTTCGGTTACGTTTATCTGCACCGCTGCTCAGCATAGGGCTTTTTACCAGTGGCTACGAAGCCCTAATTACCTTGATAACTGTAATCGCTGGTTTCGGATAAAAGTTTCCACCGGTACTGGTGAGTCAGGGGTTGAAGAGCAAGTATTGCACTTCACTAGCTACCCACAATTTAACCAGAGCGGAAGTATTTTTACGTGGACTGGAAATGTAGTGGCCAAGCAGATAATCAGTGCTGATGATGACCTTGACGACATAATTATCGAACTTCCAGCCCCATGGAGGAGCTGGCTGGATGTCATCGTTACAGAAACATTACCCCGGAGCGAATAATGACAGGACTAAGAGAGTACCTTTCTCATCGACCTAACCGGGTGATGTATATAACGCTTAAGTTTACACATCCGGTATTCGAACAGGTTCGCCTCGTCGCTGATCAGGTATTTCAAAAAACGCTCGGTGGGGAAGTCTATTCACCCTGCCGGATGGAAGTATCTGAAAGCGAACAAAGCGACATTCCTATCATCCAGTGTGCAGTGAAGCTGAGCCGTGTGGCTCAAGACATAAAGCAAGGGCTTAAGGGCTGGACGGGGGCACAACGGATGATCCCCATTACGGCTGTATATCAAAAATGGGATTCTATCGACATGACAGTGGCGGTTAGTACCTGGTCACTGTTTGTTAAAGATATATCCATGGATGAAAATGATGTAACGGCGACCATCGCGCTTAAAAATCCGATGGTTAACAATGTCGGCAAGCTTTACAACACAACTGACTTCCCCGGACTAATTAACATCTAATCACTCGACCTTTCTTATTGGATAACGAGAGTAACGTGAATAAATCAGACTTTATTAAACGGATGATTGGCGTTCCGTGGGTTAACCGCGCCTACACTTTTGAGGAATGTGATTGCTGGGGATTAGTTGTCCTTTATTACAAGCACGTTATGAATATAGATATCCCTATTATTGATGACTATCTAAATAATTCTGAATTTGGTCAGTGCTTCTCAATTGTCATTAAGCGATGGGGGCTTACAAATTCAGCGGTAGATAATGGGATGGTTGTTGCCTATTACGGTAACCAGCCGGTTCACGTTGGCATTCTTATCGGTAATAGGGTGCTTCATAGTCGCGGTGAGTCAAGTGCTACACGACTTGACCGGCTGACTGTCTTTGAGCGGGTTTATACTAAATTGGAGTTTTATCAATATGCCGAAAATTAAAATTACGGCAATACCCGGCGTGCCTAACAAAACTATATCTGCTAATGCTGGTGATAGCATCCAGTCAGTGATTGATAAAGTAAACCTATTCCATGATGCCTATTTTTTGCTGAACGGCGTGATCCTCGATGATGACTTTGATGTTTCATATCCGCTTGGTGAGCATGACATATTAACCATCATTGACCAACCGAAAGGGGGGCTTTTCAAGACGCTGTTAAACCCCTTGGAGCACTTCAACCCGATAAAGTTTACCAAGAAAATTCTTGGATTCTTAATTAAGACCCCATCAGCTTCATTTGCTGCTGATGTAAACTCAAAAACGTCAACTAATAACAGCATTAAGGCCCAAACGAATACCGCAAGAAATGGAGAGGCAAGGCCGGATAGTTTTGGATTAATAAGGTCATTCCCTGATCTTATTCAGTCCGGGCTTACTGAATATATCAGTAATGACCAGTACGTTACTCAATGGATGAACTTCGGATTAGGGAAATACACAATTTCATCTATCAGGTATTCAGAATCAAATATTGGTTCAATGCCTGGTTCGTCTTACCAAATTTACCAACCAGGTGAAACAATCCCACAAATCATTGAACCGATACTTTTTGATGATGTTGATGGGCAGGAAATACCCGGCGCTAACGAATCATCAGATTTCCCAGCAGAAACAGCAACCACCAATACAATCGTTTCAGGCAGTATTGCAGGAAATGAAGCTGTAGTTAAGATCGTCAAGAATAGCGATTTTGATTACTTTTATGATTTAGAAAAGCCGCATGCTGTAACTGTGATTTTGAACGTAACTTATCCCACAGCATCAGGAAGTACAACCAGAAACGTGACATTAAGCGCTAACCTTACCGGGGCGCAGACAACCGATAATGGGGCTGTCATCTCTCCAATTTATTACTATGTTTTCACATTTTCAGGGTTAGGTGGTTCTGATTATGATCAGTTACCTGCAACAACGGTAGTTAACACAACACTGTTTACAATTAATGATAATGAAGCACTGATTGTAGGTCCGATGTATTCGCCAATATCCTCATCACAGCTTTGGGTTAACTTAAAAGCTGACCTTGGTAATAACTCTTCTGCTAACGTAAACATAAGTTGGGTTAAGGTCGACGATGATAATGTGCAAATTCCCGGCACTGAAGGCGCAATGCAATCAACATTGTCAAATTCAACAGGAAAGAGTGACAGCATATACAGTACAGTAAAAATAATCCCCGCGGCTGGATCTGGACGGTACGCGATCAAGTTTCAGAGGCCAGACAACAGCTCAGATTCAAATAGATTAATAGTTGAATCAATTCAAGGGATAAATATTAGAAATAACGTTGTTTATCCAGAAGATACCATCATTACAATAAAAATACGGGGTACAAAAAACGCTACCCAATCCAGGCAGCTAAAATTTAATGCGATGATCTATCGTCACGTTATCTCTTATAACCGGGATACAAAAACTATTAATTATATAGAGTCTGCAAGTCGTAGTTTTGCTGACATAGTTCTTCATAATTGGATAGTAGTAGGAAGTCAGGACCCATCATCAATTGATATTGATGGACTGTATGAGATATCCGATTCCCTATCAGATCCAAGATTGGGTTATTTTGATTTCACATTTGATGATGAAGATGCATCACTTGGTGAGCGTATAAAAATAATTTGCGATGCGGCTACGGTAACGGCTTATGGGAATAGTGGCGTTCTATCATTTACACGTGATGAGAAAAAGATTTACCCGGCTACGGTGTTCACCACATCGAACATGAGGCCAAATAATTACTCGCTGAGTTACGATATATCACTGCCAGGAACCTATGACGGTGTTGTTGTTAAGTATCGAAATCCGATAACGAATAAACAAGACTTTGTTCGCATGAAAATAGTGGATGGTGTTGTCACGGAAGGTACCCCAGTCAAAGGGAAGCAGATTGACATGTTATATGTCAGAAATCGGTTTCAGGCTTTAGATAGGGCCACTAAAGAGGCGAGGCGGTTGATCCACTCAAGGATGTCGATGACAGTAACTGTGATGTCTGATGGGGAGTGGGTGAATCTTGGGGATATGGTTCAGGTCCCTGATATGTACGATGAGCTTCATCAGCAGGGCTATATCGTACAGCGTGAAGGTAACGATTTTGACACCAATGAAAGAATAGATTTTTCTTCCAGTCCATTATTCGTCGTAATAACAGACAGCATGGGATACCCAACAGGAAAGTATCTTGCGCATAAAAGAGAGGATACCGACTTTGGGTTTACCGCTGAAATTCCAGAAATAGGTTTGAATATATGGGATGGATATAATACCCAGTCATCTTCGAGATTTTTCATTGCTAATGAATCTGAAATTGAATTAACGAAATGGACAATAACAGATAAAACGCCAAACACAGACGGGACAACATCTTTAACACTCGCAGAATATAGCGACAAAATACATGAGTATGTCATCTCATAACTAATATCATTAACTAATAAGACCCAGCCAATGCGCTGGGTTTTTTTATGGAAAAAATATGGCTACTATACCGACACAAAATCCAGTCCCGAGTGAAGCTGCAGTTGATTTAAAGTTTAACACTGGGAAAATTGATGAGTTTGTCACTTCATTTGTCCTGAAATACACCGACCGGTTGGGCCGTGATCACCTTACTATCGAAGGTATTCGGGACTTGGTGGAAAAGGCCATTAAAGCATTTGGCTTTATCACGATGGATTCGTTTGAGGACGGGGCCACGCTAGATAATTCCAGCCAAGTACTACGCTGGGAAAGTAATGGTGAATATTACCGCTGGGACGGGTCATTCCCTAAAGTTGTCCCTACCGGGTCAACACCTGCGACAACTGGAGGAATTGGCACTAGTGCTTGGGTTAGTATTGGTGATGCTGCATTGAGGTCGCAATTATCTCAATCAACTGGCGCTACGCTTGTTGGTTATGGCGACATTACGGTTGGGGTCATGCTTGACGATATGGCTCATAAAAGCGGGGAGGAATTTACTGGTGCAATTTCAGCGCCTGGAATAACCAGTAAAACAACCTATGGTGGAATGGTTGTTGGTGACCAGCCTGTAACACCACCAGACTCGCTGAGAGACGCAATAAACGTATCAAGAAAGATAGACAACTCCCCAACAAACTGTCATGGGTTTTCTGACAAAACTTGGATTAATAACGCTAGTGATTACGGTGGCTACGGATCTTTTGATTCAACTGTACTTGTTTCTGGTTCAAATACTCATAATCACGCATATAGTTTTCAAGATAGAATTAATTATGCAGGTAGTGGTACCCTTCAAAATATGGAGGGATTATATTCTTCGCCTTCAATTACAGGAACTGGCACTGTAGAAAGTAGGATGGGAGTATTCATTAATAATGCCGCAGTAACTGGAGGCGGACATCTACTTCAACAGAATGGTATTTTTGTTGAGGATTTATTTAGCGCAGGGACTAACGTAGGTATTCATGTTAGGCAAACCACTGGATTTGGTTATTACTCACCTAATTTTGGCAAGATGTACCAGAATGGAGTTGTTGGATTTGGGATTGAACCATCCCAGCTATCTACTGCTATAAACTGGAGAAATGGGGCTGATGTAGGATTTTATGGATTTGCTACAACGGACAACAACGGTGTGTCTTTGGGGGCCACTCAAGATACAAAACTTCAGTTTGTGTCTGGTGGTGAGGTAAGGCTTCAGATAAAAAGAGGTACTGGTTTCAACCGTGCAGTTACTGCTGGGAATGATAACCTAACGCCATTGGGTGACTCAACTAACCGTTGGGGTGTTATTTATGCCGGTACAGGTACTATAAATACCTCTGATGGTAGAGAGAAAAGTAAGCCAATATCAATTGATACACTCTCAGAGAACATTGGTGAGGATAGAGATAGGATACTAGATGCTTGGGGTGATGTATCCATAATTGCCTTCCAGTGGCTTGCCTCTATTGATAAGAAAGGACATGATGCAAGATGGCATTTTGGGGTAATTGCTCAACAAGTAAGGGATGTATTTCAGCAGCATGGGATGGATGGAACTAAACTTGGTTTACTGTGTTATGACGAATGGGATGACATTGTTGATGAGCAAAGTGGGGAAGTTATAACCCCAACTGGAAATCGCTGGGGTATTCGTTCTGACCAGTGCGCATGGATAGAGGCGGCTTATCAGCGTAGAATTAATCATTCTCTAATTGAGAGAATTGAGCGCCTAGAGGCGATTTTAGCCAAGGACTAAAGTTCGTATCCTTTTTGCTGAATAAACAAACTCCACTTTTTGCGAATATCAGAATGGAAGTATTTGCCTTTCTTATCTTTCAATAGATAGGTTGCAGGGCAACCATCTTTGTATTCTAGATTCTCAAATTCCTCATGCAACTGATCTCGTTCAGATTCATTAATTTCAAGGATGTTTTTAAGCATTATTGACCCTGTTAAATTTATATTCTTAAAGAAGTAAGTATAGAAGAACATGTAGATAAATAACTTTATAGCACGATCTGATGCGGAAAAGATAATCCCATATCTTCGGAGTGATTTGGAGAGTCTGGCAGGGATGCCTATGAGGTGGGGTGGGGCAAAAATGGGGCAAAAAATTGCCGCAAGATAGCTCATTATCACTAAGTGCATTGAGTTCGCTTGCGGCAAGGCTTTGTTTTACTCACATCAACTCAGAATAACCCTTTAAATCTCCCTTCATTTCACCATAACACGATGTTAAGATTTGGCAATCAAGACGCTTAGATGTTTAAACGGCTAAATGACGTAATTTGCTAAGCATAGATAAAAATGTACTAAGGGTAATCGTCGGGCAGATAGCGGTTGCCAAATGTGATGACACACCTACACCACAACAGGGATATGCAATGACAGAAAATGTACAACTGGAGGCACTGTTAGCCGCCTGCCATTGGATCGGAGAGAAGGGCTGGTGCCCGGCGACCGGTGGTAATATGTCCCTGCGGCTGGACTCGGCTCACTGTCTGGTTACCGAATCAGGTAAAGATAAAGGCAGCCTCACCGCTGACGATTTTCTACTGGTAGAAACTGCCAACAACCATGTTCCCAGTGGGCGTACACCGTCAGCGGAGACCGGCTTGCATACCTTGCTTTATCGTCGGTATCCAGAGATCAATGCGGTGTTACATACTCATTCAGTGAATGCCACTGTGTTATCGCGGGTTGAGCGTAGCCATGAATTAGTCTTGCAAGGCTATGAAATGCAGAAATCGCTATCAGGTCAGCACAGCCATTTAGATGCGGTTGTCATCCCTATTTTTGACAATGATCAGGATATTTCCGCGCTGGCCCAACGGGTTGCCGCACTGGCAGATAATAACCCGCTTCGCTACGGATTTTTGGTGCGCGGTCATGGCCTGTATTGCTGGGGAAATAGCGTGGCACAAGCCCGTCGTCATCTGGAAGGGCTGGAATTCTTGTTCCAGTGTGAACTGCAACGTCGATTAGTTGACGTAAATTTTAATGTGGGGGCTAAATGA